TTTGCTAAAACTATTGGCAAAATTGTACAAGACACGTCAGAAGCAGTATTGGGTGTATTTAGCAATATCGATAAAGCAAAAGAATTTACAAAACTAAAAGGATGGAGAAAACGAGCAGAAGCTTCATTAAATTATATTCCAACACCAAAAGAGTTTAAGAATGTTTGGTTTATATTTCAACATAAGATGCATCAACTCTTAGGAGTAATGAGTGAAATACATCACCATGCTTATTTAGGCATACATGTACCACATGCTGAAAATTTAGAATTTGCTAAAACTATTGGCAAAATTGTACAAGATACTTCTGCCGCTACGATGGGGATTTTTGATGGTATTGGTAAAGTAAGGGAATTTGGAAAAATGCGGAATTGGGCGTCTAGAACCACAAGTGCATTAGGTCTTATTCCAACGCCGGAAGATTTTAGAAATGTATGGTTTGTATTTCAACATAAGATGCATAGTCTTCTAAGTGTAATGAGCGAAATACACCATCACGCAGTAATGGGAATTGAAAAGCCTCATGCTCACAATATTGAATTAGCTAAAAATGTTGGAAGAATAGTAAAAGAAACTTCCGAAGGGATTATTGGTATTTTCCAATCTTTAAATCTAAGCAAGTTACGAAGAGTAGGTTCTGGATGGAATGCCGACTATCTTAAAAACTTACCTTCTGGAGAAGATGTTAAGAATGTATTTGTAAAAATAAAAGGACTTCTTAAAGAACTTCCTGCTATTAATGAGGAAATAAAGACTCTGCAATCTTCATTAGAGTCGGGTATGGGAAATGCCAAGACTTTTTCTACCCTCTTTGATAGCATCTCTGATAATCTAGCAACCATTTTTAATAATGTTAATACTTCATTAAATAATGGAATGAATAAAATCGCCGGAGGTAACAATATAGGATTTGGAGATGCTTTCCGAACAAAATTAATGAAAGCTTTACCATCGGCTGAAGATATAAAGAAGATTATTTCTGATTTGGTAACATGGGAAAAAACTCTTCGTCCTGTATTAAGTGAATTTGCAAAAGTTGCTTTAAAGATTAATGAAACAATTGATAAATTAGTTGAAGCTTTTAATTTAATTCATTTTGATAAATTAGGAGATACGTTTAAGAAAATTTCTGTACCCCTTGCAGAAATCGAAAACATTAAGAAAAACTTACAAACAGCTTCTCAAGGATTCAACGATATTGGGAAGACTACAGATGTTGCCATTATAAAAGGACAACTAGAAACTGGTGTAAGAGGAGCAAGTGTACCGGTAACAACGGAATCCGCAAAGACGGCTACACCACTAGCAGACGTTAAAACAAAAGCCGCAAGTGATATTGCTTCAGCAGAACCTTCACCGGGCATGGTTGGCATGAATAAAGAATTGAATTTAATTGCAGCTAATACGGGAGCTACAGTGCAAGTACTGAATGAAATTAAAGGTATACTCAACGAAGTGAAAAATAGAAAACCAGTACAAGTAGCCTCAAATGAGCAACCACAAAAGTTATCAGGAGATCCGGGTTGGGGATTAGCTAATTTCGCAAGAGGAGCCCGTCCTAATGAAAGTGCGGTTACACAATTATATACATAAAAATAAAGAAAGATAGATTAAATGCCTAATACAAAAGCAACGTTAGTAGATGGTGATTTAAGACCGATTGATGATATTTTTATTCGTATCACTGGACTTAGTGCTTTTCGAGTACAAACATTAGGATTTGATTTAGGACGACAAGAAAGTACAACCATATACGCAAAAATACTACCTGATTTGTCGGATGGTAAAGGTGCGGAATATCCCGGTGAGAATATACCGGGTAGATCTTTTCCTACTAAAACTTATGCTTATTCTAATGATAGATCATTTTCCTTAGAATGGAAATTTATTGCCTTAAAAGCAAGTGATGTAAACGAAAATCTTAAACACAAAAGACTACTTGAAAGTTGTGTTTATCCTAGAGATGAAATAAGTAGCACTCCATTTATGCCACCACCAATTTGTCAAATTAAATATGGAAAACTATTAGGTGATGAGCCCCTTTGTGCAGTTTTGAAAAGCTATAGCGTTAAATACGATACGGCACAAGCATTTGATTTTAATACTATGTTGCCGTATAGATTTGATATGAGTTTACAATTTGAAACATTATATTCAAGTAGTAAGCTACCTGGACAAGAAAAAATTGCTAAGATGGGAATGTAATGCCAAAAATAATAATATCTAAAAATATAGTTAAAGAAGCAATCACTAGCAGGTATTACCAATATAATATTGCTTATTGGGGGAACCATCGCATTCCCACACTGCCAACTTATGTTAAAAACGATTATCCACAAAATGAAAAAGATAGATTTTGGTTGGTGTCTAAAACAAGAGAATTTCGTCCAGATTTAGTAGCTTTTGAAGAATATGGATATCCTTCATTGTGGTGGAGGATTCTTGAAGCGAATAATATGAAAAGTATTTTTGATTTTAAAGCCGGTCTTAACATTAGACTTCCAGCAACTATTATATAATTTTAGGAATACTATGGCAGAATTTGATTTTCTACAAGGTTGTCTTCCTCGTACTTGTTCACCTTTAAGAAAAGATCTTGACTTAGCTTTAGCTACACCTTTTGTACAAGCTAGAATTGGTGGAGCAAAAAGATTTATTACTGTAGGTAATAACTCAGATCCACCATTCAACTATGCTGCAATTACTTCATTTAAAATGACAGCATTAAAAGGAAGTGGCGGTGGTGGCGGTGGATTCAAAATGAATTTAGAAATCACCGATGAAGCAGGTGGACGATTTGATAATTTTTACAATTCATTATTACTACCAAGTGATTTTAGAAAAAATGCCGATGTGAAACAATCTCAAGTTGAGGTTACTTGGGGATGGATGGGGCAATCTTGTAATAATCAACCGGTAGTTATATCGAAAACCACCCATCATGGTATTTTGATGACCATAGATACATCATTTACTACTGGTTTAATAAAATTTGAATTAGAAATTAATGATCTAAGTCAAAGTGGTGTTCAAACTTCATCTACGGAAACAATAGGAACAGATGATGATCCTGTTGAGTTAAAAGATGCAATTATTCAAATTTGTAAGAACTATAATTGTGAAGTTGAATTTCTAGTAGCACCATCAATATCACCTGGAGAAACATGGGATTTTAAAGAACCCCAACCAGAACATAAATGGCCGTTAAATGGAACAAATTTTTTACAAACAATAATGACTTGGATTGGAAGTTATCGTGCCGACGTGGGGGGAGATCAAGGCAGTGGAATATTTCCCATGTTCGATTCTACTGGAAACCTAGAAGATAAACATAAATTAATTTTATGGGCTTTTGATGAAAATTGTCAAAAAAAGATAGATCCATGTCAATATGGTTTAAACTTAGGCACCTATGTTGTTAATGGTGGTAAACACAGTCCCGTAATAGAGTTTTCTCCAAAACTATCTTCAGTCTTTACAAATTCAACTAAAGGTAATAAAGCGGTAAATACCAAAACAGAAGACGACGGATTAAGAACAGACGACGAACCAGATTGTAACATGGATGAGGAAGCCAAGAAAAACAAAATCAATATGGGTTTTCCAATTTACCCTGTGATTACAGAAGATGCAATGAGAACTTATGGGCTTAAAAACGCATTAGGGGCCACCAGACAATCTTTAGCTAAACATGTAAGAGCAAACAATCCATTTAAAGGTGGAATAGAAGCAGATTTAAAAATTATTGGCGATCCAACCTTGGCTATTTTTACCCAAACAGGATTCTTTTTTTCAATCATTGTTAATAACCCATACCATTTTACTCAAGAAGGTTCTAGTAATGGAGTTGGTGACTGGTTACAAGCAGAACCGTGTCACATTTACTTTAGTAATAAGAAGTGGATGTATCAAGGATTTTCACATGAGATAAGTGGAGGTAAATATACTACAACCTTACAATTACGATTAGATATGCCTGGAATTAATATCAACACAGGCTCAACAATTGACGACGTGCCCCCAGATGAAGAAGAAGAGGAACTATAAGTGAGAGAAACGCTAAAGATTATCAATCAAGCTATTAAAGCAAGTGAAAATGTAAAACCACCTGCATCTACTATGCAGGGACTACAACTAGCTTTATGCGTAAGCACAGATGATCCTTTATTTCAAAATAGAGTAAGGTTTTTTCATCCGGCATTAAGCAGTCCCGATACTCCATTAAAATCATTACCTTTTGCTGAACCTATTTCCCCATTTGGTGGAATAGATGATACCGGTGTAACTTGGATTCCACAAGCTGGAAGTACTGTAGCTTTAATTTTTCAAAACGGTAATCGTAATGCCCCATTTTACATGGGAACTATATGGAACAGAGATAGGGGAAATCCACCTAAATTTGATACTGCCATACCAGAGTGGTCTTTATGGGCCGGAACAAGAACAGGATATCTTATAGGTAAAGATGATGAAACCCAAGTCTTTCCACCTTGGAATACTTGGAATTATAGTTCTTACGATTATGATACGACTACGGATTTTGCCTTAGATCCCGGTTCTGAAAAACGTAGATCTAAACCACATATCTATGGATTTAAAAGTCCCGAAAAAGCTTATTTGATATTGAACGATGGAGATAGAGAAAGGAATTTAAGATGGAAACATACACAACTTTCTAGTAGTCGTGGCAATACTCTCATTTTAAAAGATGACCATTTACACCCCGCAGGACAATGGTGTAATCCTAAATCTGGTTCTCCATCAGGTGATGCATTTCCATCTGAATTTAATGAAAGTACGGAGTGCTGTTTATCAGACCAAACTACTGTTGGTTGTGATGGTGATCCCGCAGCAGGTTCTCGATTTGCAAATCCATTTCATAAAAGAACAGAAGAAGCAAGAGCGTATCGCGGACCAAATACTCCATTAAAACCAAAAACAAATTTACCGCAAAGTGGTGTTAGATTACAATCTTTAAGTGGTCATCATATGGAATTTGATGATTCCGTAGAACAACCTTCTGGCACCCCTTCTTGGGATAAAGAATTCGATTTCGGTTGTACAAATAAATTTACAGGAAAATGTTATTGGGGATCAGCTACCGGTCACCTAATACAAATGAATGATGAAGAAGACACAGAAGAAAATAGAAGTGAAAATAATGGTATTTTAATACGTTCAGCTTGTGGAAATTTTTTAGAATTAAATGACCATTCTGTAGATAAGAAACATGGAGGAGATAAAAGAGGTTTTTGGGCAGGATCTACATCTGGACATACTTTTATTATGGCAGATAAAGATGTTGAACAAGCATCAACGCCAAGAACAAACGACGGACTACCAGAACCAAAAGCTAAAAATGCTTATGTTATGTTGAGGAGCGGTTATGGTATTAGATTATACATAAGTGATGTTAGCTCACAAAAAGAAACTACTGAACAGTTTTTACAAATGTTGGTTCCACAATCTCCATCACAAAAAGACATAGAAAACCTAACAATTGCAACAACTGGTGATCAAGTACAAGATGCCGCTGCTACTGCTTTTAATTTTAATGATCGTGGACCTCACCTATTACACATGCAAGCCGCTTCAAGTGGACCCGGAACAGTATTACTTAGAGCCGGTGGTGTTATGTGGACGGCAAGCACAGATCATAATGTAGAAGCAGTTGGGGATAGAAATAATTCCGGGAGAACGGCTAATAAATTTATAGACGTAACGGGTTTTATCTACTCTAAATGTGATGATATTTATTATAATGAAAACAAGCTTACTGTATTTAAATCTGATGATTTAATTGTTTTAGCAGCAGGTACAGGTTGTCCTGCTCCACCCCAAGAAAATGCACAAACCGCTTTTGATGATGCTACTCTTACTGTAAAGCAAACATCGGCTACGCAAAGCGTTCCTAATCAAAATCCATGTCTATATCCAGCTATTGTAGCAAAAGATCCTTGGGTGTGTCCGTGGACCGGATTCGTGCATTTTGGAATAGGGTCAGATGGATCGGGGGGACAGAAAAATTCAATGAGTACAAACGTAATTCTATCTTCTGGGTCATAATTTAAGTAAAGGAATTGAATGGCAACATTATCTGGTTTCCCCTATCCAATTGTTAAAACTCCTAATGGCTACTTCCATCCAGTAAAAGGTGTAGATGCTATTAAAGCAGATTTATTACAATTATTGATGACAAATCCCGGTGAACGAGTAATGATGCCAGATTTCGGCTGTGCATTAAGAAAATTATGTTTTGAGCCATTAGATTTAATTTTAACCCAACAAGCTAGAGATATTGTAATCGATGCTCTTACTAAATGGGAACCAAGGATAGCAGTAGAAGAAATCAATGTTACCACTAACACTGATACTGATTCTTTGTACATTAGAATTTTATTTCGTGATCCACAAAATATTGAAAATATTGAACAATTACAATTAGAATTACCGACTGGTGGTGCCGCTATATGAGTGAATTAACCCCATACACTTTAAGTACAGGATCAAACGTTAATGGTCTTGGAGCAGTAGATTATACCAATCAAGATTATTTTTCTATCAAAACACGGGTTCGTGATTTAATCAAAGAAAAATTTCCAAATGATTTTAATGATTTTATTGAATCATCTCTTGGAATTATGTTGATAGAAGTATTAATATTTCTAACAGACTTGCAAAATTTTAAAATTGATCAAGTTTTCAATGAAATGTACATTGATACTGTAACTGAAATAGAAAATCTCATACGTTATGCGAAATCTCTTGGCTTTCAACCTACTCCACCCTTATCAGCAAGAGCCGGGTTTAGTGCAACCATAGCCTCTGTTTTAACAGAGGATTTAGTAATTCCGGCTGGAACCACTATTAACGTAGTTGCAAGCGGACAACAAATTAGCTTTGAACTTTACCCTGCTGGAATTGATAATAATCCTACATTTAATGAAGACATCGTAATTCCAGCAGGCTCAATTACCAATACGTCAATCATAGGTATCGAAGGACAATCTGTTGATCAAGTCGGATTAGGTACTGGAGAAGTTGGTCAAACTATTTTGCTATCTAGATCTCCGGTATTATATGATAGTGTAGCTGTTTCTGTTAATGGTGTTCTTTGGAACAAAGTAGATTATTTCTCGGACGATCAACCTAGAAAAGAATTTATGGTTGAATTTGACTCTTCTTATAATGCAACAGTAGTATTTGGTAATAATAGAGCAGGACAAATACCTACGGCATCTTCTCAAATTAATATATTTTACCGTATTGGTGGTGGAACCCGTGGTAATATTATTAGTGGATATGTAGAAGAACAAAGAAATATACAATCTACCGGGTTCGATTTTTCGGTTCCTGTAACGTTTAGAAACTATACTCGTGGAGAATTTGGATACAATGGTGATGGCATTGAAGATATTAGAAATAAACTACCATTGTTCGTTAGGACACAAAATCGAGCAGTAAGCGGAGAAGACTATAAAATCCTAGCAGAATTATTTACTACTGCTTATCATGGTCAAGTTGGGAAAGCAAGAGCGGCTTTAAGAAATAGTGGTGGTGCCGGAAATATTGTGGATTTATATATCTTAGCTAGAGATGGACAATTTGGTTTAACCTTAGCGTCCGATGAATTAAAAGCAGATCTAGTTGAAAGTCTTGAACCAAAAAAAATGATTACACATTTTTTATGTGTGAAAGATGGACAAATTCTTTATGTTGATATAAATATAGATTTAATTGTTGATAAAATGTTTCGCAAAAATAAAGATGAGATAGCAACCAAAACTCGAAACAAAGTAATTGAATTTTTTGCTTTATCTCGTTGGGATTATGGTCAAACATTGAGAGACATAGATTTAATAAAATACTTATCAGACATAAAAGAAGCAAATAAAATTGATTTATCGTTTGCCACAATAGATCCCAATAATTCTGGGGCCATAGTAACAACAGCATTTGATCAAATCATCAGACCGGACACAATAGAAATTTCCTTTATTTTTGAGTAATTTAATGGCAGAAATATTATACAATCAGTCTCCAAAAACAAGCGACATTGTTCTTATCCAAATTACAACACCAGACTATTCTGATGTTGTAGCCGATCCGTATAGTGTTGATTCTGTTACCGTTTATTTTATTAAAAGATCTTATGATGAAGGTGGATTAGAAGGCACCAATGTTTTTGATGATCCTATTTCGGCTACGTCCACTGAAGTGGTAGCAAGATATGGTAATAGTGATCTTGCCGCGTGGGACTCCACCGACACCGATCTAGCTCAAATTGAAAAAATTACAGTTGATGAAGAAGGCTCATTAATATTTGGTACATTCCAAGCAAGATTTGATCCCGATGGTCAAGAAGGCGAATATTATGCTACTTGGCAATGGACCCCTGTATTTGGTGGAGAACGTAAGGCATCTGCTTTAAAATTTCGAGTTGATACAGATAATCGAGTAACAGGTTTGCCCACAAAGCCGGGAATTCCCGGTCGCTTTGAACATTTGATGGATATTTATATTCCAAGTGGATATAGACAATTGGTATCCGAGAATGATCTCTCTCCCAATATAATCAAAAGATTTGGAGAAGTTGTTGCTAAATTATTTACAGATCAAGATGATTTAGTAGATCAAATTTTAACAGGTTATGATCCCAATTATTTAAAAGAACCTCTTCTTCGTTATCTTTCCCATAATCTTGGTTGGAAATTAAAATCCAGCAAACCTGCTTTGTGGAGAAGACAACTCAAAGAAGCTATTAATTTATATAAAAAAAGAGGAACAAGAGATGGACTAGCGGGAGCTTTAGCGAGTGCCGGAATGTCTTTATTAAGCATAAAGCAACTATGGCAAACAGGGTCAGATAAAGTTAGAACGGACGGATTTTTAGTAGGGGATTCATTAGATTTTATTTTATCAAGAGTTCCACTATTACCAATATCGTCATATCCTTTAAATTTTTCTCTTTCTGTTAAACGAGATGGAGATAATTTTTACACAAACCTATCCACTACTACAGTATCATTTTCTATATCTTCTGGTGTTTGTACAATGTCTTGGATTGGCAACACTTTGCCTGTCCCGGTTTATTTATATGAAAATGATTATCTCAAAGTAACCTATCAATATGATACCGTAGTAGATCAAACTCTTGAAGACTACATAAAAACCTTACCCTTATTGGATACTAGAGACGAAGTAGCAGAAGCCATTCACCCCCCAAAAAACTGGAATATTGTAGGTATCCACGAAGACGATGATTATTTTTCAGATTTAATTACCGTGCAACATCCTTATCGCAATCCTGTAGTATATGGTCAAGTTAGAACTACGTTTCAATACAGTGAAAAACTTTATAATTCAGAATCATTCAATGGTAGTGTAAGAGATTCGACTGATCCTTGTGACCTTGATGCAGATTTCGTAGATGAGTTAAAAAATTGTTTATCTAGTAGTTTAATCATTGATATTAAAGTCACGGAATTAAGTGACGATAGAATGAGAGAAGCTGAAGAAATATGTAAAGATTTTTTACCATTTGATGCACGAATTAACACTTTAAATTTCTTTGGTTCTGTTGAGGAAATTGTTTTACCACCTGAAGAAACAACTGAAACATTTATTTGGAATAATCCAATAGAGTATATTTTACAAGGCGATGATGGACTTGTAAGATTTCAAGGTGATCAAGTTGAGTCCTTAACAAGAGATGCATTATCTTCAGCAGTGTCCGCTGCTTCAAGAACTGATGGATTTGGTAGAAATATTGGTGCTAAATTTTATTGTCCCAATTTTATTTCTTCAGTAGAATCTTCTGGACTTGACCTTAGTTCCAATATACTAAGAGTCTTATCAGGAATAAATGCTGATGAGTATGTTGTAACTGGAGCATCAAATAATGATTTAGAAGTTGATGATGTAACCGATCCTAACAACGGAGTTTATTCTCCATTTAAATTATGGAATTTATTATTAGTAGATGCTTCTGCATCTGTTACACAAACTGATAAAAATGTTTTTTTTGATTCTTCTTCTACCTCTGAATGGATTTCTCAAAATATTGTTGCCGGTTGGAAGGTTACAATTTCAAACGGTCCTGCACCTGGAACTTACATTATATCGGAAGTCCTACCAAACGGACAAGTTGTATTAAATACTTGGAGTTCGACTGCATCAAGTGGGTTAACTTATCAATTATTGTTACCTGACAATACTCCTGTTTTAACAGGCACGAGTGGAGTAATTGCTATTTCTCGTCACGGTACGGTAGCTTTTTCAACACCCGCTGTAACACAAACAGAGTGTAAGGTTGGGGATCAAATTGAAATCGATGATGTACAATATCCAATCATTGAAGTATTGTCTACTACCCAAGTACTTATTTATGGATGGACAGATGGTAATGTTGGCGGAATAGAAGCTAAAATTTTAAGACCAATTGGGGCAGGCGTTTGTACTGCCGGTGTTCGTGGAACTATCTTAGAAACTACAGTAGATCACTACTCAGTTTTAGGTGTACAAACCGCATTAGATAATGATAATAGAATGGAAAATTACTATGTTTTGATAGAGGGTAAATATAGTAGAATATTATCTTGGTCAACTACCGTAAATGGATTTGGAAGATATGAAATAGAATTAGATGGAGAAGAATTAGATTGGGGAGTTTTAGGTACATCTGGAATTTCTTATACTATTGTAAGATTTGAAAGAATATCTAATGTAGTTGTTAATGGTACAACAATTAGGACAACGCAAAGAGGTAGTCGAGAAAAAATGGAGTATGTTACAGAAACAGTATTGCCAATGGCATTCTCCCCAGGACCATTTTTGACCGATGGTTGGCCTCACGAATTAATTGGTCAAAAAGAAGTTTTAAATATTGATATACAATATATTGAGGAATAAAAAGAATGCATTCAAATTCAAGTGAGTTTATTAAGCCTGCCCTTGGTTACGTTAATATTATTATCGAAGATACCGATAATAAAAAAAATCTATGCCAATATAATACCATTTTAAAAAGTGGTAAAAACGCAATGGCTGATTCTTTATCCGGCGAAATAGGATCACTTTTTCAAGCCTATGGGAAAAGAATGTTATTCGGAAATAACGGTACTGTTTCAGGTGTAAGTAGATATGTAGATGAAGGTAGAACTAGCTTATTTGGACCAACTGTTGTTGCCAAAAGCGTAAATATAGTAAGGGATAACTCTGATCCAAAAGTATCCTTCGTATCGGTGCTAACTAAAGACGATGCAGTAGGGATCGCAATAGATGAAATGGCTCTAGAGTTAGCAAATGGTAATCTTTATAGTATGCTAACTATGGGACAAATTAATAAAACCAGTACCATGCAAATAACATTTACATGGACATTTATTTTCGGATAATATGGAGTGTTAAATGCCAATTTTGCCACCGATTAGAGAATACCAACCTGAAGATCAATATAATCATATAGTTGATAATATTCCAATTAATGATATTAAAGATGTAACTACCGTTATAAATGGAACGGTAGAGAGTATTCGTTATGATTTAGTTGAGTCGGCGGGCACTCATGCTACGCTTGCACAAAGAATGATGCAGTCACTAAACGATGATGGAACACTAAAAACAAGTGCTGTAGATGATACTACACATAGTATAGCATCTCATACGGATCAAGATGGCTATGTTAGGATGACCGATGCGGAAAGAGCTAAATTAGCCACGATAGCTTCCAATTCAACCAACTTATCTCTTTCAGTAGAAACCCCATCATCAACTGTCGCATACGATACAGGCATAGTAACACTTAAAGGCTCAGATAGTATTACTTGGAGAATTGACAACCAAGATATTTATGCCGATGTAGATTTCCCACTTACGGTACGTCACCGTCATTATTATGATATTACGCCTGATCACGTTACGCCTATAACTCCTGATTATATTAACTATTATGCTAATACTGGTCATACAGCGTATCGAGCGGGATCATTAAGAGTGTTTATAAATGGGGTTAGAGTTCACGCAGATGGAAGTAAGGTTCCCATTCATGGGGTGGCTACAACTTGGACGACGATTGGTTATAGCGAAGATACTGCTGTTGGTGATGATGTACCAAGTGGTAAATTTGTTTTAACAAGTGCTATTACTATTTCAGAGGTAATTTCAGTAGACTTCGATACGAGTGTTTAAAAATAAATGATGCAGAAAAAACTTGAGAATCTTGGTGTAGCAATTCTATATCGAGGCGAACACATAAATACTTTAAAATGTACTCTAGAAACAACTAGAATTTTTTTACCGGAACATGAAGTTGTTTGTATTATTAATGCGGGAAACAATCAACCAAATATCTCTGGTTTAAAATTTATAGATGGAGGCAAGTCAGTTTTTTCAGTATTGAATACTGCACGGAAATATTTTAAAAAGAAAAATATTTTACATCTATCTACGGGAAATAAGGTAACCAATAGATGTTTTTCATCTTATTCTCAATGGTGTCATGATGGTAAAACTATAGCATATCGATCTGTTTTCAATCGGAGAATCTTTCCATTTTCTAAAACGGGTGGGTTCTTTTTACCACCGAATACATTGAAACAAATTGGTGAGTTTCCTGAAAACATAGAAGGAGTAGTAGAAGGCAAAACAATATGGGCAGCAAATGCACTTTTTGCCGGATATAAAATATGTGGAATTATCCAACCCGGAATAATTTAATAATTAATAATTAAGGTATAGTGAGAGAATATAAATGCTAACACAACATCAAATTAAATTATTAAATTCACTTACTGAATCAGCTATTGATCCAGCAAATGAAAAAGAAGAATTAATTCCAGGCAGTGGACAATCTTTTACTTACAAACCAGAAAAGCCCATGCCTCTTCCTCCAGACGTAATGAGGATTGCTAAGGCATTTGAAGATAAAGATTTTTTGAGCGACATAGAAGCCGAAATTAAAAAAACAGAACCAGACGTTAAAAAATATTCATTTGGTAAAGTTTTTGGTAAAGACGAAAAAGGAAAGTCTAAATTATTACATATCGATCCATCGGAACGTAAAGCAGTAAAACTTTCTAAATGTAGATTGTATGTTGTAGGAGGGGCGGTCAGAGATTTCCTATTAGGAGTCTTCCATCCTGATAGATTACACAAAACTCCACGCAATTATAATCTAGCAACCGATGCTAGACCTAAAGCAGTGCAATTAATATTATCTAATGCTAGACCTGATCCCATTGAATATGAAATTACCAAACCGGGAGTTGTAACCGCTATCATAGATGGTGTTAAGTATGATATTGAAACATTCCACGAAAAAAATGGAAAATCCGTAGTATTCACCAATGCTGGTAGAGATGCCAAAAGAAGAGACTTTAGAGCTAATTCATTACGATACGATATCTCAAAAGAAATTATCCAAGATGATGTTGGTGGATTTGCAGATATATCGGAAAAAATTCCAAGACTTAAACCCAACTCAGAAGAATCAATTAAAAAAGATGCTTTTTTAGTTATGAGAGGTTTAAGACTACATGGAAGAATAGGTGAAGGCGGAATTGATCAAATGGATCAATCTTTCGTCAAGTCTTCTAAAAATGCTTTAATAGGACAAAACGAAGATGAAAAAGCAAAATGTCACGATGAATTTATCGAAGCCTTAAATACTGTTGATGATCAAAATGATTACATAAAAAACCTTAATTCTTTTGGACCGGCAAATAATAAGCTATTACAACAGTTATTCCCAGGATTAACTGTTAGTGATAATATTGATGTAAAACAAAATGTTACACCAACCGTTGCTATCGCTTTAATTTTAAAACACAATCAAGATAGTCAAATTGGAAGAGTTAAATCTTCTATGAAAATTGCTGGTTTTAAATTAGATGAGATTACAGATGTAGCTTTCTTATTATCTTTATCAAAATATTTTCATCCCGATCAAAAAGAATATTTCTTAAGAGATTTAGATCGGGAGACAAGAAGATTAATACCAACACATATCCTACAATTTGCAAAAGCAGCAAAGCTGTCTAATGCAAATTTAATAGAAAGATTTTTGGAAAAAAACAGAACAGTTTCTATGCCAGAATGAGTCAAATTAATAAAAAAGAAGCCATCTCTGTTTTATCTAAAGGATTAATAGAGTCAGCTTCTATTTGTTTTATTAGTGTATCACAGGCCACAGTGATGGCATCAATTATTTTTGTTCTTTGAGCCTTATCGTCTCTAATTGTTCTGGCTAATTCAATTTGAATGGAAAAATCATTGTCTTGTGAATTATTTCCATAAGTAGATACAACTTGACATAAGTTTTGTAAAGACCGAGCAGAATAACTTCCACCGGGTTTCCCAAAATAAATTTTAAACTTTTTATTAGATGCTTTATCAAGTATTTTTGCAAATAATCCTGCTGCACCTGTACTGATAGTAAGCCTATCAGGAAGACCTATTCCTAAAATAATAGAATTAGGTCCATTGGCATCGGTCATTCCATGAACAATAAGCGATCCGCAAAAACTTCCATCATAGGAATATTTTTCCACAACATCTTGAGCGAATATAATAGGCTCTAAGAATTCCTTACCGGCTTCTGTATAATCGTTACTAGCCACCAAATGAGGATGATAGTTCATATCAGCTTGAGATTTGGAAGCATTATACTTTTCATCTCTTTTCCATCCATTATTGATAACGGAAGATGATTTTATGTTTTTAGCAATTTCGTCCCCAATTGAAGATGTACCAACATCATCAGTTGGGTGACCATGAGGAACAATAACAAACATTTTCGAATTGCGATAATTAACCGCCACACGATCTTTCGACATGATCTATTTCCCCCAAAAAGTTAAGATACTTTAACACATCCGTCTCATTGTGTCAAGACTTACCTTTATCTATTGTTTTACGTAATCTCCTCATGCCAACCACCACCTTCATCATAAGAACCGTAATCAGCAGGCGGTTGCCATTTGCTAGGAAGCTTATCCATAAAATTACGTCTTAATGGTTTTGGAGAAATTTCTTCTTCGTCGCAAAAATTAATTTCTGATTTTTCTTCGCGAGGAACCCAATTTTTAAAATTAGATATAGTAAAAATAGATTTATAATTACGGTAACCATCACCACCGTAAGGTTTAGCTAGATTATATTTGGAAGAAAGCTCGTCTCCCTCTCTCCATTTTTTTTCAGCAGAAATCCACCA